CCCTTACCGGAACTCTGACCATGAATTGCTGACCGCGCTCAATAGCGGTCTTTATGAATTGAAAAGGCTACGCCCAGACGCGTGGCTTTCTTACTTAGGTGTTGGTGTAGAACTTCCCCAATACGCGGATACCCCGCTAGACCTAGCAATGGTCATCCCGATAAACCCCACGTTTTACCAAAGCCTGATTTATTTTGTGTCTGGTTATGCTGAGCTCAAAGACGATGAGTACACAGTTGACTCACGTGCGGCTTTGCTGCTGAGGGCGTTTGGTAACAACAACACACAACCCGGGAGTATCGGCTAATGAGCACCAAGCTAGAAGACTTCCTCCCTGAGATTATGACCCGCCTCCCCGGCATAACTGATGAACTGGCTATGCAGGAAATATTTGCAGCAGTGCGCCAGCTTTGCGAGGATGGCCGTGCATGGACAGAGCTGTTTGGACCTATGAGCAGCAAGGCGAACAACCCGACCATTTATTTAGACCCCTTGTTTCAAGGTGCTCGCGTTGGGTATGTTCACCGCTGTACTTTTCAGGGCAACTCAAATGTCCGAAAAATATTATACCCAGCGCCTGAGTATCCTCTATATGACCAGTTTGCTATAGAGCCGCGTGCCTTCCTTATGGTGGGGCCGGGAACGGTCGAGTTATCGCCTACCCCGAACAGGGATTGGTCTAAGCGGTATTTATTTGATCTATCGGTTATCCCTACTGAATCAACCTGTAAGCTCCCTGACCTCTTTAGAACGCACTGGCGGGACGCTGTTATCGATGGGACCTGTGCACGGTGTATGTCGATGATATCCAAGCCATGGACCAACCAGCAGCAAGCAATCATACATGGGCGATCCTTCCGCAATCATATTAAGCGGTGTAGAGCAATAACCTCTGCTAAGTTTTCTCCACAAGCTGCATGGTCATTTCCTGATTTTGCACGGCAGCGTGTTGGTGAGGGGTTCATATAAACCATGAGTATTGCGTCGAAACCAATTGCAGGGTGCTCGCCAATTGCAGCAGGTGAATGTGATTTGGCTCCGACTGGAGCCACTGAAATCGGGGAGTGCATCCTCGTTCCAGCGCACGACAATTATACTTGCGTTCCCGGGTTTTACGACTGCTCAACTGTCGTACTTCCCGGATTCCAAAAATGTAGCAAGGAGCCGCGACAATGCTGCTAGATAGATTCAGAGTCCAACCAGCCGAAGTGCGGAAGTTTACTGTTGATTATTCGTTACGGTTGCCAGACCCAAATATGTTATTAGCAATTTCCAGCATTGCTATTGATGTCGTGACAGTACCTGCTTTTGACGTGACAGGTGAACTGACTATCGATGCGAAGAAAATTGTATTGACGACCCAAGGTGGTCTCGATGCTAATGACTACCAAGCTGATATCACGGTGACAACAACTGAAGGCCAAACATGGCAAGATGAAATCATTTTTATCTGCGAGGAAATATAATGGAAGTTCTATTCAACAATTTTGCTTCTGGGACCTTGCTATTTGATATCTTGGGTAGTGACACTAGTATCGAGTTGGATGTTGGGGAAGGCCAGTTTTTCCCTACACCCATAGTTGGTGCTGAGTACTGTATATTAGTGATTGAAGATATTTCCGGAATAAAGGAGATCGTGCACATGGTAGAGCGTATCGGGGATATTCTAACCTGTACGCGTGGGGAAGAAGGCACGATTGCACAGGCTTATGAAAAGGGTTCAAGAATTGAACTCAGGGCCACGGCGGGATTTTTCAGTGAATTTGTAGACGCAGGGACTTACTAATGGGCCATCCAATTCAGTTCGCTAACCAAGGGCAAAGTTTTCTAGCGCTGCCGCTAACAGCAGGAGCTCTGGGTATTGTGGTTCTCGACGCATCGACATTCCCAACGATAAATTCACCAGACGAATTTTACTTTCTGGTTGTTGAAGATTTGGATGTAACAAAATTTGAAGTGGTCAAGGTAACGGGCGCTGCTGGTAACACCTTAACCGTAGTGCGTGGGCAGGATGGTTCTACGCCGAAAGCTTTTGATGCTGGTTCCCGGGTAGAAAACCGAATTAACAAAGGCGCTTTGGATGAATTTCGGCAAGGCTCAAATATTGACGGTGGTAGCGCTTCAAGTGTTTACCTTGACCCTCAGCAGATTGACGGAGGATCAGCGTAATGCCTTCCATTATACAACTTAGACGAGACACAGCCGCAAACTGGACATCGGTCAACCCGATACTCGCAGATGGTGAGCAAGGGTATGAAAAAGATACTGGATTACAGAAAATAGGTGATGGTCTCAGCTTGTGGACATTACTGCCCTATTTTTCCAGCGGTGCTGGCGGCATCGACGCTGTTGTTGACGACTTAACACCACACCTGGGTGGCAATCTTGACATCAATGGGTCTGCGATATTTTCTGTAAGTGATAGCGAAAACACCAACGACATCAATATCCTCGCTGGCTCCACAAATTATAACAATGACGAGACACAAGCTAGTGGGATTAACCTAGTAGGTGGTGATCATTTAGCTAGTGCCGGGGAAGCAGGTAGAGCTGGTGGTATTAGGCTGACTGGTGGTGCTATGCCTGATTCAGTCGGTTCGACCGTAACTGGATACGGTGGCGAGGTTGTTTTAACTGGCGGTAATGTACCCGAAGCAGCGGAGGCTTGGGGTGGACGTATTATTCTACGCGGTGGCGACTCCTATTCCGCATCTGGTAGGTCTAATGGTGGGCGAGTTCATCTCAAAGGTGGCGAAGCATTTGATTTTCCCGGTGACGTTTGGCTTGAGCCGGGCGGTGCCTACGGTGACCAAAATCCTGACGGTATGGTAGTCATACGATCCAATGTTTATGTTGGAGGGCTTGGCACTTACGGCGGTCAGGAAATGACCACAGTTCTGGCATTTGAGGGGCTGCAAAGCAACACTACATTGGGCCTCAATAGCGAACGAATTAAAGATAATTTCGTTGGTATAAGAGCTCCAGACGCTGTGAATACGGAGTATCTGATTACACTCCCAGCGGATGCACCTACCGGCCCCGGCGAAGTCTTGACCACGGATACTTTCTCTGGTGGATCAAGAAATCTGGTCTGGGCTGTTCCCGGTGGCGGTGGCGGTGGCGTAAACAACCCAATGACTGAAAATTTGGTAACTGGTGGTTACGCTATTACTGGTGCTGATGGTCCCGTAGGACAAACCGTAAGTATCAATGCTGGCGCTTCATCAACTCCCGGCGCTTATGGTGGTCGTGTTGATATCATGGGCGGCGATTCAGTTTACAGTGGCGGTGGTGTCAACCTCGTCGGTGGTAATACTACTGGAGCGTTTAACGGTGGTAATATTGCTTTGTATGGCGGTAGCCCACTTGGAACAATAGGGGTGGGTGGCAGGATATCTTTCAGAGCTGGTGACGGTGGCTCAGTTTCTGGTGATGGTGGTGACATTTTGTTAGAGCCCGGTGGTGCACAGCCGGGATCATCAAAAGGCGGTATTCTGATACCTGACCAAGTTGAAGCCCCACTTGTCACTACTAACAAAATGTATAACGCTGGTGGCAATCTGTATTGGGACGGAGTCGCACTCAATGGGCAAAGTGGCGGGTCAATTACTGGTCAATATAAGTTTGAGACCAGCACAGCAATCGCCCCCGGCGCGGGTAAGATACGGTTTAATAATGCGGTCTTAGCATCAGTCACTGAGCTGTTTATTTCACAGACTACTGATGATGGGTTCGATGCGCTAAATTTTCTGAACGGACTAGCTTCTGGCAACCAAATTTATATTCAGGACCCCACTGATGCCGCAGATTTTGCTGTCTGGGAAGTATCAGGCGCGGTAACTGACGAGGGTTCATGGTTCCGAGTCCCAGCAACATTGTTGAATGGTGGCGACCCAATAGGCAACGGAAATAAGATATCGACAACATTCTTGTACACCTCAGCCATCACTGCTAGCGCACCATTAACGGCTACCACAGCTGAGCTAACTGATATCACCAATGCAGTTAATACTAATGCGAATAAGGTAGCTGGGTTGATGGTGTGGAACACGACAACTACTGCACCAGTTTGGGCGTTAGATGATACTGATGGCGGTATTTGGTTAGATGCTACAGGTACATTGGCGCATATACCGGCTTAACGATGAATCAGGACGGAGGATCAGCTTAATGGCTGACATCATACAGACAAGACGAGACACAGCCGCAAACTGGACGTTAGCGAACCCGATACTAGCGGATGGTGAAAAAGGTTGGGAGCGCGACACTGGTAAAGAGAAAATCGGTGATGGTGTTAGCTTGTGGTCCCTACTGCCTTATTTTGGCGGCGGTGGTGGTGGCGGTTTAGCCGCTGTTGTTGACGACTTAACACCACAGCTTGGCGGTGCATTGGATGTTAATGGGCAGCTTATATCAGCAGTGCCCGGTATTGGTAATGACATCAACTTAGTCACTTTCGCTGATAGCCCTGCGGGGTCAACAGGCGGCATAAATATTGTCGTTGGCGATGCTCAAGGTAACACCAATTCCTTGATAGCAGGACAAGACGAAACAGATTACGTTTTTAATTTTAATGATGGTTCCTCATACGTTGTTGGTGATGTAATCACCCTCACAGATGGGTCTACAGTAACGGTCGATGCCGTATCAGGCGGTTCAGTAACAGAGTTTACTGTTACTACTTCTGGTGGCACTTTTGTGGTGACTGAACCACGAACTAATTTGTTTCAAGCCAGTACGACTGGCAGTGGTCAGTTCTTCGCTTTAGAGCCGCGCCCAAGCAATGTAAATACGACTAATTGGGATGGTGGTTCTGTAGCCATTAAAGCTGGCGGTGCTTCTGGTCAAGGTGATCGCGGTGGCATATCGATTCTCGCTGGTGATGGTGGCGCTAGTGGCGGCGAAATACTCATCAAAAGTGGTGACAGTGACGCGTTAGGCGGTGGTAATGGTGGCTACGCTGGCACACTAGAGATAGCGGTAGGGACAAGTTTTGGTGCATCTGGTCAAGACATGCTCATTCGCGGCGGTAACACTGACTACCAAGGTGGCGATGCTTTTGGTGGACAAGTAATCATTCGTGGCGGTGCCTCATACGCCAGCACAGGTAACCCCGCTAATAGCTACGGTGGAAATGTAAGGCTTGAAGCTGGGCCGGGTCAGTACGCTGGATATCCTGCTGTTGAAGACGGTGGTGATGTAAGAATATACGCTGGTGATGGTACGCAAGTTGGTGGTGATATTTTATTGCAGGTCGGTGACGACACCACTAATGGATCAAACCCCGGCACGGTCGAGCTACGTGGACCGAATGGTATGCCCACAGCCCCTATTTTTGAGTTCACTGAAGCTAGGGCAAATGGTTCTGAAAAGGTAGGTATCCGTGCTTCCGCGCAAATGGACGGTGGTGAATCCTACATCCTAACGCTTCCCCCAACGAACTCAACAGGAGTACAAGTACTCACTAACGATGGTACTGGTATTTTGAGTTGGGAAGATGGTGGTGGTGGTGGTGGTGGCATCAGCGCTGTTGTTGAGGACTTGACACCACAGCTTGGTGGCCCATTGGATGTCAATGGCCAGCAAATTATTTCGGTCCCGGGTGCGGCGATCAATATAATTTCCCAGACGACTAATTATTATGGTGGTGATATAAACATACTGTCTGGCCCCACCTCAACCTACAACCCTCCCCAGATAAACATAGCTGCCGGTGATGGCGCGTACTACGGTGGTAAGGTAATCCTAACTGCCGGTGACTCACCAAGCGGTTACTATGGTGGGGATATAGAGTTGAGGCCCGGTACTTGCAACTACGGAACCAGAACGGGTGCTGTGCTTATAGCTAATAACGGTGCTACTGGTAACCCGGTAGGTGGCTTAACAGACAAGCTATATAACATTGGGGGTGCGTTATACTGGAATGGCACTCTGATAGGGCCAGCTTAATTAGCGGTAGATACCGCACGGAGAAACAAGCATGACAGTTCGACAGAAAATTCTGCGGAGTTCAGCACCTTTAGCTCGACCGACTTCGGGTGTTAGGAGCCCCGGCGAGCTATATACAAACTTCGCAGACGGGCAGCTAGGTGTCATCGATGCAAATCAGGAGCCGATAGACCTTATTGGTGTTCGGTATTTCTCCGCGCTGACAGAGTACTTCCTCAACGATGTAGTTGTTAATCCATTTGATAATGTACTGTATCAGTGTCTCGTTGCAAATGGTCCCGGCCCGTTCAATGCTCCTGACTGGACAACAACAGCTGACTCATTTGAAAAGCGGTTGTTGGGCTATTCTGTTGAAGGTCTGCATGATGAATACATTGGTGATATTGACCTTATTCTGGTGAACAGTTTGTATACTGTGAACGATGCAACCATTGTCGGAGCACCAGCTACGTTTTCTGGTATTGGGTTCTTAGAGACCACCATGTGGAGCGCTGCCACGAGAGGTAAGCAAACGCTAACAGCCTTGACCAATGACGATGCCAAGTCCAAGTTCACTCGTGTCCTTACAGGCGGCTTGTGGCAACCTTGGGAGGCTGAGGCTAGTGGTTCAGCATTGGGGTCAGTCGTTGAACTCCCCGGCTTAATATCAGTACCAGCGGGGCTTGGTCTTGTTGCAGCCGCAGGACAAACTTTGCTCAGAGCGGATTACCCTACTTTCTGGGATTACCTACAGGCAAACGCTGGGCTAATAACTGATGCTACGTGGTTAGCAGCAGCTAACGGTGGTGCCAATGGTGTAGGTTATTACTCATCTGGCGATGGTATCACCGATTTCAGAATGGTGGACCTCAGAGGGGAATTCCGAAGGGGCGTAAATAATGGTGCTGGCGGTTCGGGTAGCCGCGATCCGAACAGAAGTAATAATTCACTCGATTGGCAAGATGGCATTAATAAAGCTCACAGCCATGGCACTACTGAATCCGATCACACTCACCCATTTACAGCAGCTCAGTGGATAGGCGGGTACACTGATAACGGTGGGTCACCTGACCAGCGTAGTGTTTCAAGCGTTACGAATACGCAGGGTGCTAAGACAAATTTGAGTATAAATAACGATGGTGGTTCAGAAGCTCGGCCCAGAAACATACCTACTTTGGTTGCTATTCAGGTAGCCTAGTCTTGTGGAGAAGTGCAATGAAAAAGGAAAGAAATGCCCGATGTTGAGCTGGAAAAAATAACTGGTAAAAAGGTGACAATAGGAACACTTTTAGCATTAGTTTTAGGGAGCGGCGGGTATATATCTGTGGCGGGTAACCCTGTGTATGGTCTACTTGATGATAGGTATGTCACTATTGCCGCGCAAAACGTAGAGCTTCAGTTTAACATTGAGGATGAACTAGCACAGATTCAGAGGCACATCGACAACGGTTCGGTGACTAACGACGAGTTAATACGGAAGGCCGTATTAGAAGAACGACTAAAAAGGTTGGAGGTTAGTAATCAATGAAACTAAGTCGCAAGCAAAGAGATTTTACAGCAGCCCTGACGAAGTTGTTGGTATGGGCTCACAAGCAAGGTTACGAGTTCAGCCTTGGTGACGCGTGGGCAAAAACTGGACATATCGACGGTAGCTATCATTACCAGAGACTAGCGATTGACTTGAACCTATTCATCGACGACAAGTACCAGACTACCACCAAAGCTCATCAACCTATCGGTGAAAAATGGGAGCAGCTTGGCGGCACTTGGGGTGGACGCTTCCGCAACAAGGATGGCAACCATTACAGCTGGGGCGAGTCGCGGGGAAAGTCAAAGTGAGTTCGCTTTGGGACATCGTCAAGACTGTTGGCGCGAACGTCATCAGTAATTCGGTCCCGGGTGGCGCTATCCTCCTTGCAGGGATCAACGCCTTGTTGCCTGAAGATAAGCAGCTGCCAGCAGACGCTACAGGCCAACAGGCCCAAGACGCTATAAGCGCACTGCCTCCCGAGCAGAGGGCAGCGGTCATGGAGAAGAAATTCGATGTGCAGCTGGCGCAGATAAACCAGAGTGGTGAGACCTTACGAACAATGCTGGTTCAGGACGCAGTCAACCCACAGTCAACCCGCCCGAAGATTGCCTACCAAGGCTTTCAAGTCGTCGCTGCCATATCCCTGATCATCGTAGCCACGTGGGCTTACGCTGTCATCACAGAGAACGCTGATATGGTGGAGAAGATTCAGACAGGCTGGCCGTTTGTAGCAGCGATAGTCCTTCCCTTTGTGGGCTGGATCAATTCCTATTTTGGTAAGCTTGTAGTCGAGCAGCGGCAGAAACTCGATGCTGCTACGGGCCGAACAGCACCACACGGTATAGCTGGGTTACTATCAGGATTGGTGGGTAAGAAATGACAGGCGCACGCGTTAGAATCGAAGATTTCAAGGGACAAATACCCAAGCGCAGTGATCGCTTAATAGGTAACTCCCAAGGTCAGATTGCACGAAACATTCGGCTCACATCAGGCTCAATTGAAGGTATGCGTGATTGGGGATTGCTGTACAACTTCAACGACCCATTCATCCAAAAAGCCTACCGCTTACCGGACCCACAGTCTGCCCAGCAAGAGCTTTGGGTAGGCTTTACTAGCCCTTTGGTCAACCTGTATCCGGGGCCACTACTGAACGATGTGTATGATCGTTACTATAAGTTTGGCGATGGTAGGCCGCAATACAACACGCTGGAGCGGCTACGCAATGGTGAGCCTTATTACTGGCTTGGCGTACCTTCGCCAGTGCTTCCCGGCACGCTCAGTGCTGCTGGTGGTACGGCACTGGACGAGGAACGGTTCTACGTCTATACGCTGGTGTCTGAATTCCAAGAAGAAGGTCAGCCTTCAATACCTGTTTCTGCCATAGGCAAAGAAGATGGTGCATGGACTCTGGCTAACATGGACACCTCAGTGCCAAATCCGGATGAGCAACCGATCCTATACAAAAATATTTATCGGACAGTAGCAGGGTTCACAACGGCAGAGTTCTTTTTTGTCGCGCAAATACCGATAGATAGTGCCTTTTACGTGGACTCAGCACCTTCAGATGAAATCGCCCGTAGCAGCATACTGGAGTCCACAGATTGGGCTCCACCACCTTTGGGCCTCGATAACGCTGTCGTCATGCCCAATGGTTTCTTTCTGGCGTGGGAAGGTAGAAACATTCATTTCAGTGAAACTTACCGCCCCCATGCGTGGCCAGCAGCTTACGATTTGAGTACTCAGTATGATGTTATCGGCGCTGGTGTGTTTGGTCAGTCAGCGGGTATTGTAACTGCGGGTCATCCATATTTTGCAACAGGCACTAATCCGGAAAGTACGACACTCACAAAGCACAATAGTGCTGAGCCGGGACTATCACCATTGTCTATCGTATCACTTTCATATGGAGTGCTTTACGCCAGCCAAAATGGTTTATCTCTGCTCAACGAGAAAGGTGTTATACCGGCGACTCAGGACATCATCACGAAAGACGAATGGCTAAATCTTTATAGCCCCGGCACGTTAAAAGCAGCGCAGTATGAAGATCAATGGCTGGGCTTCTATACGGAAAACAAAGGCATTTCGATCAACCCGGGTGACGAGCAGGAATCATTTATCGAGTTTGATTCATTCAATCGCGTGGACATGATTCAGACTGATGAACGCACTGGTGAGGTATATGTCATTCGATCAGGGGCGATATATCTTTGGGATGATTCAAATCGTGACCGAGTGGCCTACCAATGGAAGTCCAAAGAATTTTATTTTCAGAAGCCTTGTAACTTGGGTGCCGCAGTTATTGATATGTGCTCCATAGCTGATGTGATAAAAGATATTGAGGGCGTGACAATAGCGGCTCGCGAATATAATACTGAGCGCATAAAGACTAGACTCAACCCCATTGGGTCAAGTGCAATGGGTAGTTCCTACGTGCAGGATTTGCCAGCACCTTTCGATTTGGTGCCGCAGAACAGGCTTGCTATAGGCGGGTCACCATTGATCGATCTCGCGCAGATATTCAAGAGAAATGCTGATGTAACTTTCACAGTCTGGGCCGATGATAGGATCGTGTATTCACAACAGGTCAGAGATAAGAAAATGATTAAGCTACCTGCTGGGTTTAAGAACGATATCTGGACCTTTGAAGTAAGGGGTCGGCGTAGAATTTATTCAATAACAGTTGCCGAAACAGGCAAAGGATTAGCTGATGTCTAGTGTACCTATTCTAAGAGGTATATTTGGTAAGCGGAGGTGGCCGGGGATACCCCAGCCAGAGTCTTCGGTCGAGTCTATCAATTCCTCAGTGCTTGCGTTAAGTGAACGATCACGCGTGCAGGGTAGGGAGAAGGGAGACATACTGGATAGTTATAGCACCGTACAGGACCTAATCAATATCGGTGTTGTTGATGTCTCAGGAAGAACACTAGAGCAGCGAGTTGCTGATCTTGAAAGGCGGTTACGCATGGCGGGAATCCCCTAATGCTTATTGTCGAACCCCAAGGTGTTATCAAGCACTGGCTCTGCGATCAAATAGGGTACATCCCTACGGCAGAGTTCATTTGTATTGGGCAGTTCGATGAAAAGAAACAAGATTTAATTGGGGCCATTGGGTATGACGGATGGTCCAAGAATATGGTGGAAATGCACAGCGCCGGGGTCCCGGGCAGCTACTGGCTGACTAAGGAGTTTCTGTTCAAATGCTTCCACTTCCCTTTTATTGTACATGGTCGTGAGATCGTGACATCAAGGGTATCTACAGGCAATCCTGTAGCTGTGAAAATGAATTTACAGGCGGGGTTTACCGAGCAGTGTCGAATAAAAGGCGGTGCTGATGACGGGGATTTGATAATATTTACCATGTATCGGGCCGAATGTAAGTGGCTTCGCATGGGAAAACTGTACAAAGAGGCAGCGTAATGGGAAAGAAATCCACACCTTCGGGCACTAGCGATGCACTAAAAGGCTTTGACGAGATTGGTGAAATCTCGAAGGCCCAGCTTGAATCGCAGTATGGGATGGCCGATGAGCGTCAACAATATGACCAAGAACAATGGCGGCAAAACAGGGACCGGCTTTCTGGTATTGATGACTCAATGCTGGGTTACTCGGAGGACTCAATACGCCGCGCTGGTGAGGATCGAGCTAGGTACGAGGAACTTTACCAACCCATTGAGGAACAGTATCTTGATAAGGTTAAGAATTTTGACACAGCGGAAAGACGGACTTCCGAAGCCGCCGCCGCACAGACGGAAGTTGCCGCACAATCCGAAGCTGCACGCCAGAGTGCCCTTCGCCGGTTAGAGTCGTATGGCGTTGACCCCTCTCAGACAAGGAATGCAGCCCTTGATGTAGGTGTTCGCATGGAGGAAGCAAAAGCTAAAGCTGGTGCTGCCACTGATGCACGCCGAAGTGTAGAGCAGACAGGCATGGCGCTTGAGCAAGGGACCATAGATCAAGGTCGCGGTCTTGATGCGATGGGGAAAAGTAACTTTGCAGCTGGAGCTAGTGCTATCCCCACGTATGGGCAAGACGCTGGCGATATGTATGGGCAAGGTAACGCCGCGTTAGATGCGTGGGGCAGCGCCATAGGCTCCAAAGCTGAGACTTCAGCAGCGAATCAGTCTAACAAAAACCAAGCGGGTGGTGATATGTTGGGTTCTGCCGCAATGATCGGTGCCGCAGCTATTCCATTTATGGCTGAAGGTGGCGAGATTGAAGGCCCGGGTGGTCCGACTGATGACGCTATTGATGCCAAGCTATCTGACGGTGAATTCGTGATTCCAGCTGATGTTGTTAAGCGCAAAGGAACAGAGTTTTTCGACAAGATGATCGTGAAAGTGCAGCAAGAACTTGCTGAGCGTGAGCAAACTGCACAGGTTACCGACGAAGCTTTAGGTATACCACCTCCTGAGGCCGTAGCACCAGATATGGGCATGTATAAAGGTGGCGAAGTAATGGGTTTTGCTCAAGGCGGTTGGGTAGATATTGAGCAACCTGCTAAGCGTTCAGGTATGCTTAAAGGAGCGGCAAGTATCGCCAGCGGTCTTGACAAGCTTCGTGCTAACCAAGTAGAAGCGGAGCCGGTTGTAACACCAGTCGTGACAGCACCAGCACCAGCACCAGCGATGAGGGCTCGCCCTAACGCGCGGTATATTCCTACACCCGTATATGATGGTCCAAGTTTCGCAGCTGGTGGTGAGGTCTCAGCCATACCAACTAATCCAGATATCAGGGCTGGCTACCAAATGACCAGAGACCCGAGTGCTCACGCTTATGCAGGACCAGAAACTAAGTGGCCAGCGGATAAATACCCGCCGCCACCTAATGCAGTAGGAGCAAATTGAAATGGCTAAATGGGTAAGTGCTGATGCACTGAGAGTCCAAGATTTAGGGCTCACTAATGCTGTCAATCAGGGCATTGCAGGGTACAGATTCGGGCAAGAGCAAAAAGGCATTCGAGACCAAGAAGAACTTGGTTCTATGATGGCAGCTATTCCTGAAGCTGAGCAGACAACACAAATGGTTGCTTCAGAGCAAAGCAACATGCTCGCAGACCAGACTGCTGACTTTGCTGATGAGCCGGTAATAGCAAACCCCCACCAAGTAACTGCTATTCCTGAATCTGAGGCTGCGGTGCAGCAAATGGGCAAGCGGAAGAAAACCACTACCAGTAAAGATTGGAAGTCTTGGGAAGAAGGTATTCGAAAAAAAGCCGGGGCTATGGGACCCAAAGCACTTGCAGATGCTAACGCTCACATATCCACCACAAAGCAGGGTTCGTTGCGTGAGAACGCAGCTACTGCTATGGCAGCTATGAGGGCGGGTGACCTCAGGACCGCTAAGGATGCCCTACAGGAAGCGTACACTAGCTTCCCTGATGGTAACCGTGCGGAGATTGAAGAAGTTGGCGGGAAACTCGTTGCAAATATCTACAACGAGGATACTGGGCAACTCGTAGAAAGTAAGCCTATTGGCCCACAAGATATGGCTGACATCGTCAGGATATCTGAGGACCCTGTCGCATACGCTGACGCTGTTCGTCAAGCGGAACTCGACGCAGTCGCAGTCGCAGAAGATCGTACCCGTTTTGATATCACTGAAGGTCGCCTATCAACACAAGTCAGTAACGATATGACCCTTGGTGAGCGCCGGTTGAAGATGCAGGAAGGCCAAGCGGCTATTGACGCGGTCAGGTCTGGCGTACAGAACGAGGAATCTCGTCAGAAGATGGCGCAAATCGTAAGCAACATGGAGGAACTGGTTAAAGCTTCAAAGCGTGCTGACGATATGACTGAAGCGGATATTAACAAGGCTGAGTCTTCTATTGAGAAAACAAAAGCGGATATGGAAATCGACGCTGCTAAGCTGAAACTCGAGCAGATTGCCTATATTGGTGATGGTGCTAGCCGTAATCTGAAGCGGCAAAAAATCGACGCTGAAATTAAGGAGCTTGAAGCTAAAGCCGCATACTACGCAGGTGGTGGTACTAAGGCAGCTGGCAAGACCTATTTTGCCAAGCGTAACGATTTGTTGCAGAGGATGAACACTGCTGCTAAGAGTATGGAGGCTGCAGATGAAGCTATGGCTTCAGAAAACAAACGCGCAGAGTTTGCTAAGAGTAAGGGTAAGCCATACACAATCAACCCAACTGTTGAAAAAGCTTACCAGCGTGAGCAAGAGCGATACAAACTTATCACTGATATGTGGACTAGCCTTGAACAGCAATATGAACCAAAGGATGGACCAGAAGTTGTATCACCAGCTTCAGCGATACCAGCCCCGGGCACCCCAGCTGCTACCCCATCGACTGCTGGTCCTGCAATCGGAGCAACAGCGACCAACCCGACCACGGGGGAAGTAGTAGAGTGGGATGGTACTAACTGGATTCCCATGTAATGGCGGCTCAACTTCCAGCCGGTTTCGTACTCGATGAGAGCGAGGAACAAACTGCGGGTGCGCTTCCCCCGGGTTTTCAGCTGGATGCCCCTAAACCACCACCTTTATTAGCTAGGGATGAGTCCGTAACATCAGGTATCCCTGAGAAGACCACTTCTGAAAATATTGGTACTTTGGTTGATAAAGGCAATATCAGAAACGCACAGGCAGTTGGCGGCTTGGCGATGGCCGCTGCAGACGCTGGTACTGGTGAGTACGACTGGTCACTGATGGGTGACGAAACCCACTATCCAGTTTGGTCAGTACAAGGTGCGCTTGATCTTGTTGGTGACGTTACCAAAAAAATTGGTGGTGACATCGTAGGACTAGGTGTCGATGCTGCGGATATGGTTATCGATGGTGATGTTCGCGCTTCATTGCAAGAGACTGGCAAGCTGTTGCAGGAAGGCGGCAACTTAATGCTGAACGACCCTAAAAACCAGATCGACGCAGAGGGGTTTGAAGGGTATCTATACGAAGTTGGTGAAGGCTTGTATGGTATGGCTGGCCCACTGGCGGTGGGTGCGCTCACTGGTGGTGTTGGTATGTTCGGCGCACTCGCCGCGCAAGTAGGTGGTGCCAAATATGGCGAAGTGATGGAGAAGACCGGCGGCGATCACGTTAAAGCATCAAATGCTGCCTTATTTGCAGTCGCTGCTGAAGCACTTCCTGAAATGATCCCAATGAATGCTGCCCTTAGAAAGGGTGGTGGTGGCGAAGCATTTTCACGCATCATTGAAACCACGTTAGGTGAAGGTGCACAAGAGTGGCTGACCAGTATTCTTGAGCAGACTTACGATGCTAATCAGCTAGAAAATATGTCGCTAAAGGACGCTATTCTTGGTGTCGATTTATCTGAGGCTAATCACTCATTTCTTGTTGGCTTGGGTGTCGGTACTGGCTTGGGTACTCCCGGTGCTATCGCGGACCTCGCTGCTGAAAAAGAAGCAATCGCTAGTGGAATAGATAAGACAAAAGCTACTTTCAGCGACATGGCTGATAAGATTCTTGAAGGGACTGGTCTTGGTAAAAAGCCAGAGCCTGAAAACTATGTTGATGACTTCTCAGCACCAGCTGAGCAAGACAGTGTCGATATGGACTTGGACCTCAACGAGTATGTCGTAGCAGACATGAAAGCTGCTGACGAGGCCGCAGCATTAGTCCCTGACGGGGCTGTTGTGCCTGAGGCTCCAGAGACCATTGAGCGCCAACTTGAAGTCATGCGCGACCCAGCGGCAGAGCGCAAGGCAGTATATCTGCCTGAGGGGCAAGCAGTACCCGATCTTCCTGAAGGTGAAAGAGCTATGGCTCTTGGCGATGGAAGCACCTTAGTGTTTCCTGAATCTGCTGAAAGCATACAGATAGTAACTGACCTGTACGAGGCCATACAGAATGGCGATGAAGCAGCTAAACAAGCAGTTATCGCTAGTGCCACTGGTATTGGTGGTCAGGGTAAGACTCCCGGCGCTCCCGCAGTTGTAGTAACGGACCCTGATGGTACGGTCGTACAGTCAGCGGTCGCTGATCCTGCTGGTGAGGTCTTGGCAGCTGCTGAAGCCGTAGCCGCACCCCGTGGTGCTGAGGTCTCAGTAGAAGACCCACAGGCTGTTGTTGCTGACCGGGGAATACCTACTGATTTAGAAGCCGGTTTAGAAACTGCGCCTGTGACAGATTTAGAGGCCGGTTTGGAAACTGCGCCTGTGACAGATTTGGAAGCTGGCCTCAATGAAACACTTGAGTATGGCCAGCCGCAGACTCTTGGTACACAACAAGCTATTGATGCTGTTCAGTTAGGTCTTACAAACCATCAAGCGGCTATTGATGCGTATGCTGGCGAGCCCGGGCGTAAGCCTAGAGGCAATGAAGAACAGCTCATGGCTGCGGATTCAGTGTGGGTGACCATGGCGAATAACGTGATACCTCAGCTTGAACAGGAAGGCTATGACGTTACTCAGCTAAAAGCGATATTGCAAAAAGCGGCAGGGAATAAACCAGCCACTATGGGCACCGCTAAAATGCGCGGTAATGCGCCTATCGCTGGCCGAAGGAGTAACCCGGGTGGTAGGGGTCGTCGGTCACCTACTGGTGGGTGGGGTCCTGTACTGGATACGTTCTACAAGGGCATGAGTGCGGAAGTTAATCGCTTAATAAATGAAGGTCCTACCGGCATACCGAAAGTAGTCGCACCGCTAGCCAAGAAAGCAGCAGCAGTTACTAAGGCTCGTCGCGCGAAAGCTGCACCTGTTGCTGAGCCCGTAACACCTATTGCTGAGCCCGTAACACCTGTTGCTGAGCCCGTAACACCTACCCCTGAGTATGAAGGTGTTGCTGAGGAAGCTTCAGCTGAGCCAGTCACTGAAGAAGAAAAGGAAATTCTCGATACTGAGGCTAAGCTCACAACAGAAGAAGCAGAGGCCCGTGGGACGGACGTAGCAGGTAAAGGGGTAGCTGATATAGAAGTCAGTAAAAAATACGCAAAAAGCCAACGTAGCAGCCCTGAGGAAGAAGCGGCCATCCTTGCTGAGCGTGCGGAAAAAGAAGAAAAAAATATCAGTGATAAGTTGATCGCTAAGCAACGTAAAAAAGTAGAGTCGGAAGCTGCCGCTGCCAAGCAAGCGGAGGAAATTACCGCTGCCGCTGAAGCCGCTGCAAAAGCCAAGCCAGTCATCAAAGTAAAAAAGAAGCCTCGCAAACGAGCAGAGACCGCCGATGCTAAGAAGGCCAGACTAACGGCCAAGATGGAAGCTGAATCAAAAGCATTCGCAGCTGAAATGAAAGGTGGCGGTCGCCGCAAAAAGGCCCCTGCCCCAATGGGTAAAGAAAGCTTAGGCATAACCACGCCAGCTGCTGAAGCTAAGCCTACAACATGGGTCGAGGAACAAGCGACAAGGCGCATACCAGATACAGGCAAGCCAGCGAAGAAGACGCTCAGTGATATTGACATCGTAGCAGTAGGTATGAAGGGTGGTGCTGAAGTCGTAGCACAATCTGTTGCCAACTCCACGCAAACGGGTGACATCGCTACTCTCAGCATGAAGGCTGGGGATGCTGTCGTGTCACCGGCTAATAATAAAGGCTACATGAAAGGAAACATGAAGGCCGCTGGCAAGAATATCGATGGTGCTTATGTCGATATGTTTGGTGACCAAATCCAAGACCGTGTACAGGCTAAGATGCAAGCTTTGTATGATGGGGATATGCCTCTGGGTGAGGCGTTTGTAATACGCACCTATCCAGAAGGTACGCCGATACCCGTGGGTAAGCCGGGTTGGCTGGTAGTTTCTCCGACAGTGACTTATCAAGAATCAGGTATGCCCCCAAAAGCTACGCCAGATTTAGCGGGTAAGGCAATGACCAATGTCCTGAAGGCCGTAGGTGATGCTGGTATTGATCGCGTGTTTATGCCAGCTATGGGCATGGGCTCGACGGTCGGTGCTAAAAACATGCAGAACGATTTCCGTAAGGAATTCCAGAATGCCTATGATGTGGCCGACGAGTATCTTGATGCTAACGCTAACCCGTCTACGAACCAGACTTCAGAGCTGAGTGAAGAAGACACCGCTTTCCTCGCTGATCTAGCTGGTGGCACGGTGCTGGAAGATAAGTCACCCAACAAGAAAGTTGCTGACTACGAGCGTGTTGTTGCTGAGCTTGAAGCTGACATGCAGAAGCTTAACAAGCAGCACTTCGACGAGACCGGGGAACGCCTTGTCTATCTGGTGCATGGTGGCTCCAAAGTGAACGCTGCAGCTCTGGCTATGGACCCACGCCTGAAGATGACCCGCTATGGTATACGGGGGGTTTATGCTACGCCCTCGAATGCGAAGTCTGCTGCTGAGTTCGCAGTGACAAAGAAAGGCCCTGATGGTGTTGGCTTAGCAACATGGGTTATGACCGAGTCAGAATATGCACGGCAACAGCGACTAGGCAACATTGTCTTGGGCACGATGGATATCATCAACCCGAAGACAGGTGATATTAAGTCTGTCCCTGAGGTCGTAATATCAGAGGTTGCTTTGGCTTATGTTGAGGACTCACGGGCATACATGGACTCAGCGCCAGAAGCACAAGCTAAGTCACTGGCGGGTAATCCTGAAGCCAAAAATATTATGTTTGGCCGGGAAATAGCCGCAGGGTATTTGGACGAAGTTTATGACGAGCGCGGCACTGTGCGAGCCAACGATATCCTAGATATTATTGATGCTGAACTGGCCGAAGGTGATCCCTATAAAACTCTGATCCAGAGAATGCGGGACGTAGGCGTGGCCAAAATAATGACCATGCGTGCTACTCCGGAGCAAATGGGCAGAGTTGCCAAACCTACGACTAACGGTGCATTCGTCAATGGGCTCAGTGGTGAGCCTAAGATCATGTTGAACGATAGCATTATGGGTGACGGGTTTAGCGTTAAGGTATTCATGCACGAAATGATTCACGCCATGACAAGCGAGGCACTGCGTACAAACAACGCTACGGCCTTAAAGCTTGAAGCCTTACGCAAGCGCGTGATTAAAGAGTTAGAACGTGAGGGAGGCAAATACGCAGCGCAGGACTATGGCTTTACAAATGTTGATGAGTTCGTTGCAGAAGCGATGACTAACCCAAGCTTTCAACGTGCACTAGCCGGTGTAAATGTTGGTAAGGGTGAGACCTTGTGGACAAAGTTCGTAGACATCGTGGCCAACATGCTTGGGGTTCCAGTCGAATCCAAGTCTGCTCTTGCTGAGGCGTTGACACTAAGCAACAACCTGTTTATGAGCCCAACTGAAATAGCTCAAACCCGAGCAGAAAACGCAGCACCCTACATTGTGCCCCGGCAAGCTGTGACTCAGCGACCTCTGAGCCAGATACCTGATATCAATGAGTACAATCCTACCGAGGAAGAACTGATGGCTCAGATGCTGGGCGATGGATCACTGCGTGTTCTTCAGCATCAGAGTGTTCGCGATACCGTGCAAGGCATGGGCGATATTATAAATAGAAAAGTGGATGCAAAAGAATTTGCTAAGGATGCTGCTAATTCGTTTACAGTACGGTTGAACCTCAGCACGATGGATCAGGTCATCCGAAATCATTCGCATAGGTTTGTTAAAAACGGTAAGAATTTACTGAAAAATCTCCAGACTATTCATCGAAAGAAGACACAGATTGCACGCGACTTGCAGCAAAAAGCTGGCGCTATCGATAAGCTCTGGAAAGAAATGGAGAAGTTCAAGGGCGGGTATAAAATGACCGAGCAGCTGGGTAAGCTGATGCGGGATTCTACTTTGAATAATATCCACCCTGATGCCGCGTTCTACAGTATGAAGAACAAGCACCTCTGGTTTAAGAAAAGCCCAGCTACTATCAAGCGTAATCAGGAAAGGCACACTGCCGCGCAAGCTGAGTTCAATAAGCTTACTGGCCGAGCTAAGAGTATTTTTCGTCAGGTCCGGGAGTTCTATAAGGACCAGCGTGTTGAAATGCGTAAGGCCACCATCGAGAAAATAGCCAAGGCCAATAAGCTCGATGGTCAGCTGTCAGCTGCGGACATGGTAACCATACTCAACGCAAAAGAACCTGCTGATATTGCGGACGTAGATTTTACCCCAATGGCTGATATGGCTGATGGTGTTAAGCAGTCATTAGAAACAGTGTTGTTCTCCACTTCGGTCGAGGGTCCATACTTCCCACTTCGTCGATTTGGTGACGTTGCTGTTGATGCAGAAAGGATAACTACCTCACTGGCTCACCCAGACCGAAAGTCAGCATATGCGGCGGCAAAGGCTCTGCGTGCTGAGCATCCGCTAGATAAAATAAAGTCCCGCAAAATTGATGGGTCATGGGTTGTCGAGCGTTCAGAGAGAATTTACGAAACATTCGAAACTGAGCGTGCAGCTAGAAAACGTGTGCACCAGCTGAACAGTGGTCCTAACCCGTTCAAGATGCGCGGACAAGATGGTCCTGTCGAGTCTACTTTACAGCAACCGTCTAATCATGTTGAGGGGTCAGGAGCAGGGGCCTTATTGCAAAAAGCCAAGGGCAAGCTTGACGAAAACAGCCAAGAGTTCAAGGCTTTGGAAACTGCGTTCACTGAAATGTTGTTGGCTAACTCTCTCCGTAAAGCGGAGCTGAAGCGTAACCGTGTTAAGGGCGCGTCGATCAACATGCGCCGGGGATTCGCTGAGCGTGCTTTTGCTGGGTCATGGGCGCTGGCTGATTTGAAAACATCGTTTGATCAAGCTGAAGCTATGTCAGAACTTGATAAGTTCGCTCGCACAGAAGCCAAGGATAAAATAAAAGCCGGTAAGATAGTAAAAACTTTGAATCAACGCTGGAACAAAGAGCTGTCTGAGCGCAAAACATCCAAGTGGGACGCAGTAATGTCCAAGCTGGGATTCACGTGGTTCTTGATGTCACCGTCTTACACACTGATCAACATGACTCAACCTATGTTAGTGGCTCAGCCATACCTCATAGGCAAGTATGGGGTCAAAGGTGCTGGTGCTTTGTTCAAAGCGTACAATGGTGTCACTCAGGTAGCAGTCAAAGAACTGTGGAAAACTAAAGCTGGTTGGCAGAGTGGGCCTGAAAATATGCTGGACCTTGTAGTCGCTGAGTATAAGGGCACACCTACCGGCGACATGATCCAAACGCTAGCTGACCAAGGCATTATCGATGCTACATTTATGCAGGAACTCTATGAGGCCAGCCAAGGGAAAAGTGATAGGGGTGTCGGTGCCAAGGTCGTGAACAAGACTATGGATATTGCGCGGACCATGCCTCAGATTGCTGAGGTCGTAAACCGTGTTGTTGTCGCCAAGGCAGCGTATGAGCTGGAGATTAAGCAAGGGGCAACTCACGAACAGGCAGTCGAAGGTGCTGGTGAAGCCATTTTACAAACTCAGTTTGATTACTCCGACCAAAATAAGCCACCGCTATTTAAAGGATTCCCCGGGGTCAAGTCCGTGATGATGTTCAAAATGTATGGGCAGGGGATGTATGCTTTGTTCGCCTCGAATATTGTTAAGACTTTCAAAGGCGGTACTCCAGAGTTAAGGGCTGAAGGCATCAAGACAGTATCATTACTTCTCGCGAGCCACACTGCTGCCGCTGGTACGCTGGGCGGTTTGATGTTGGAGCCAATCAGGGCGCTGCTTTGGGCGCTCAGCCAGCTGCTTGAAGAAGATGACGAGGAATGGGATGTCGATGCTACTATCGAGATATTCTTGAAAGACACGCTGGGTGATGGGTTTTGGGGTGAAGCTGCTACCAGAGGTTTATTCTCAGCTGCAGATATAGGTGGTGGTGAGCGCGTAGCACTATCAAGCGCCTTGTTGATGCCCCCCAACGATACAAAGGATGTTCGCGCGGCTTGGATCGAGCTGCTGCTAAAGCTTGGCGGTCCCGTGGTTGGTGCTACGGTCTCAATAGCAGATGGTATACAGCAGATCAAGAATGGTGACTATGTGAAGGGCACTGAGAAAATAGTACCTAAAGGATTCAGGGACATGATGCGCGGCGGTTACCGATATCCAACTGAAGGCCCAACGGGCTATGGTGGTGAACAACTCCCTGTTGACTTGGGTGCTGGGGATATGATTTCACAATTTTTTGGTGTTACGCCAGCAGCGATGACTAAATATTACGCTGGTGCCGGGGCATTGAAAAAGCACCAGACACAAATAGAAACCAAGCGTAAGTCGCTTATCCACGAGTGGAGCCGGTCTGACAATCCTGTCGAGTTTGAAATGGAGCACGTGATGCCATTCAACATGCGTCACGATCCTAAGTGGGAAGTCACTGAGGAAAATCTCAAGAATAAGCTCGAGGGTAGAGAGGACAAGCAAGACCTGTTAATGTTTGGTGATGATGACTTCTCAATGGAAGAAATGGAACTGCAAAGGTTGATACCATAATGGCTAAAATGAAAGCAGGAGTTAGATCACCGACCGCACACCGAACTAAGGAGCAAGCGTCTGCTCAGTGGGCTGGTAGGTCTGATGCTTCCAAGGCAAAAAACAAAGTATGGAAAAAGGCGCGGCGGGTGATGGAAAAGAAAGGCGCTGTAACCAAAGGTGATGGGAAGGACGTAGGTCACAAGACTCCGCTTTCAAAGGGTGGCTCAAATTCGGAGTCGAACCTACAGGTCCAGAGCCAAGCCAGCAACCGGGGTCATGGTATGTCTCCCGGTGGGACAAAAAAAGGGACGACGATCCAAAAGGCGAAGAAGTATCGGAACCCATATACCTAGTCGGCTAGGTCGCCAAACGCCTTCTTGAATGATTGGTTGGTCAGTGGAAAGTCTAAGCATTGTTGCCGACCACCACCTAAATCCGTGCCAGCATCAATCGATGAGCGTACCCGCTTCATACCCTGATCTGTCAGGTCTTTCATAACATGCGTCACAGTGGCTCCATATTGCCCGTAGAGCCATTGTTCAAAATCTCGCTGAACGACACGGATAATCTTGTCGGTCACAGCGATGCGGACGCTAGGGGGGTTCTTGATGGCATTTCGCATGATCTTATAGGTCCGCTTACCCTTCATAGGCATTAGATCGGATTTTATAGTGAAGTCTTTGAACTCATGGATGAATCGAGCAACCATTGATACTGAGTGGTCCAGAGGCTTTTCGTACTTAGTCTTCTTCACAGTCCGCATTTCATGGAACTGTTCTACCAAATAGGTCTTTAGCTCGGGCACATTGAATTTGCAAATCCCTATCTTGTTGGCCAGAAAGGCTCCAGCTAACAGGGTGGACATTGTGGTTAGCCAGAAGCGTTCATCTGAAGTTGTCTTCAGCGCTTTAGCTAGCCCCTGCTCAATCTTGTTCACAAGGTCTTTAGCTGAAGCCTCATTCTGAGCTAGCCACGCGGCGTACTCAGCGCCAGCACACCCATAGTTCTTGCTGGCTTTTGAATAGAAGTGTCTAGCGGTGGCATCATCCATCGATTCATCTTTTATCGGGACAGCATAGATTTCGTAGACACGAGCCATACCTGCGTCAGAGCTGCCGCCTACCTGCTCGATGTGGTCCCGCATTGCTTCATTGGATGCTACGGTTAGCATCAGCTCCCACTTCCCTACCGCGCGCTCCTGAATACTGCTGGTAAGGCGTTGCTTCTCAATACCCTGCGCGATCCGGAAAATAGTCTTGATGAATTTCTGGACCTCGTCTTTTTCCCTGACCTCGTCCCAATAGGCAGGGAGGTGAGTTAGGGTGCCTAGCCGGTGAGCTACAGCGTTGTCTGTCGCGTCTACCGCAAGCATACCGCCCTGAGGATTCCCCCAGACCGCCTGTGCTACTCGCATGGCTGTACTCTTGCCTGTGCCGGTGTCACGGCTAACTACGCTTAGAATCGCGCCTACGGAGCCTGTGAAGGTCACCAGTGGTGATGCAAACGCAGCAGCAAGGATGCACCAGACCGCGTGCCTCGGTTGACTCAGTATGTGATTGGCGCACTGCTGCCATGGCCCTATGTCACCATGTGGTGAAAAGGTATCGTGGAAATTCTGATCTTTGATAAAAGCTGGGGTGTCTGAGCCATCCTTGTTGTAGATTTTTCCACCATAATGAAACCCGTCTTTAGTCCAGCCAAGGCTTGATACCATGGGGTGCGATTTCTTTTGTTCCTCAAGTTCTTTTGTCCATGCGTTCATTAGACGAGTCAGCTCCTGTATATGGGGTTGGTTCATTGTCCGGTTATATTTTGCCAGTAGAGTGTTCGTCGTGCGGGGGTCACCAAATTGGGTCATATCTGTATTGATTGTCTTATCACCCATATTAAACTTCACGTAGGTCGCGACACCAAAGTCGCACGCTATGCTCACGTTACCTACGCGCCATGGTATTACCTGCTCCCATTCATCGTCATCCGAATTGTATCGCTCTACACCGTAGGTGCCATCGCGCCATGGGTACGGGAGTAAACTCTTTTGTCCATACGCCAAAGCAATAGGCGAGTTGATGTTGCCATAGTAAGGACAGGTCTGGCAGACGTTTGAATTTTTGGCAAAGGTGGAGCACAAATAAGGACCATTGTCTGACTTGGTCCTGAGACCTTCAGCATACTTCTTGTCAACTTTGTTTGGATCATAGTCCGGATGCTGGTCGCTTATTTTGTGGATATAATCTATACCATCGTCAGTGTAGACAAGGGTCTTGATAAGTCCTCTCCACAAAGGCTCAAGGTGGTGCTGGCCTCCAGTGGCTACGGCCTCCCCAAACAAAGGGCATTGATCGATCATATCCTGAGTTTTACTTGGCTTGCTGGATTGTAGACCACCCCATAATTCAGAATTCATATCAGGGTTTGCCTGATTGATGGGTACGACATTGGATGGTTTATGGGTAGGGGCTGTGTCTTTAAATGGTTGGAATACTTTCTTGAACGACTCGAAATCAAATAGCTTCCCCTCAATGACGATTTTGCAGGGTAGTGGATGATCTGGGTTTTTCTGGTTCAGTGTCTCAGGAGCGCGGAGTATTCGCGCAGCGTCCTTGGTGCTAGTTGGGTCAATCTTCAAATTGGTTGTTGAGCACGCTGTCTCAATTGCGCGTGACCATTCTTCCCATGTACCCTTGGTTACTTCGTCTTTGATTACCCAATACAAGTGATACCCGTTGCCCGAATCTACGACTATCGATGGTCTCGGTAATCCAGCAACCAGAGCCTCTTTTATGGCTTGGGTAGCCAGCGCCTTGGAGTCGTATTCTTTCCCCGGCTTACAATCAATATCAACATACCAGCATCGTTTGGTGGTGCAGTCTCCCTGTGTACGCTTCCCTCTAAACGCGCCGGTAGCGAAAAAAGCATTATGGTGTCGTGCTTTGATCTGCCGCAGTGAGTCAACAGATGCCTCAATGGTTTCGTGATTGAATTGTCTGACAATACCTTGGTTGGTTATTTGGACAGTATAATAATTACCCTGTGTCGGCAGGACAGTTCGTAAAAAGTCGGTCAGTTGCATAGCAGTCTCTTATTGTAAAAGAAGGCGGTGCCTCACTCCCACGTGCTGCTCTTGGGTCTAGCCAGAACAGGGGGAAGCAAGGCACCGGCCCATCAGCATAGGCTTATTACCCGAGACTGTCCAGATCGGCCAAAAGATCATCAAGACTGGATTCTTCTTCGGAATCTTCCTCAACTTCTTCAACTGACTCGACTGGCTTTGCAGCAGCTTTCTTCGTGGCTGCTTTCTTTGTAGCTGCCTTTTTCTTAGGCGGTTCTGCAACTTCTTCCTCAGCAATTTCGACTTCGTCCTCAAAGTCCAGTGATACTGCGGCCTGAGGCTCGGGCTTTGGTTCAACAGCAGCAGCCGGTGCTGCGTGCTCAGCAGCAACTTCAAGGATTGCCTGAACCTGTGGGCTCCGACTCACTTCAGCCACTTCCATGAGTTGTTCCTCGGTCAGAGGACGAGTAGGCCGAAAGGTCAGCTTGGGGAAGCTGGCATCAAGATCAAAACCCATTTTTGTCCCGACTGCGTTATAGGGGAAACCCTTACCCGCCATCCCCTTGCCATACAGCGCGAGGTCAGCCAGTGAAGCAGCAGGGACACGCAACAGCATGGCACCGTCATACTTCTTGTTCAGGATGTCACCCAGAGGGACGACTGCGATACGGCGGTTATCGCCACAAGCTTTTGTCTTCTTGCCAGCCGGGGTAATCTTGCTGCCCCACACATTCTGAGGACAAGTGGCGCAGGTATTTGACTGCGGTGTTCCTGAACCAGCATCGGGCGTAATACCATCGACGGACCAGCAGTCAGGGGCCTCAGCATCGCCTTCAGCATAAGCCTCAGCATAGAAGATTTTGCTTACATTGCGTGAGGCTTTGACGATGACACATTCCAGTGATGCTACTGGCTCACCATCAGCGGTCACTACCGGCTCAGTTTCACCACCTTTGGATATGCGCCAGCGACTGCCACGAATAGAGACCACGGCAAAGCCAGCTTGGATACCATCGTACAAGTCACCGGCAAGGTCGTCGGTGTTGAATACATCCGCAATCTCTGCGGGTAAATTGTTTCTAATGTTGGCTAGATCGCCCATAGGTTATTGCTCCGTTAGTTTCCAGTATTTTTCTTGGGTGCGGCTTTCTTAGTCGCGGCTTTCTTCGGCGCTGGGGGTTTTGCCCTAAGTGCTTGTTCGTTCCGGACCTTCGAGGTTATGTCCACCATTGCCGGGGCTTCTTCGCCCGATAGTTGGACACGGTTTAAAAAAGCTAGCAGGTTGTTCAGGTTTGCATCGGTAAGTTGTATCATTTTTTGAACCTCGCGAAGGTCTCTGATGTGATGACGACCCCCGGGGGGAGCTCGCCGGTTGATTCCCTGAACTGGTCAACAGCCTCGGGAGTAAGTTTCATCTGCATCATGTCAATCAAGTCATTATCCAGAATGAATGGGCGCAGCAACTTCCAGTCGTCGATCTTGGGACGAACAGTTGTGCTCTGGTACGTTGTACCTGCTGCAGTCTTCATGTTTTGAACACCCGCTTTCTGCAGTTCAGCAAGCACGAGGTTTTCAATCTTGGTCATTGCCTCGTTGTAAGGTGCGAGAATGAGTTTGTGCTCATCCGTAAGCACTTTCTTTTTGTCGCGTAGTTCAATGAACTTAGCTACGGCTCGCTCAATTACTTGGTCGGTCATAGCAGCATATCCCCTGTTTCATATTTACGAGCTATATCGTCATCCCATGGCAGGGGTTCAGGTTCATCGTGGAATACGATGCGGGTCCCATATTCAGGGTGACCGTGTACCAGCATGGCAGTCTTGAAGCTGTCCCACACAGAGGTGGACTTGCAAGCGGTAAGCCAGCGAATGGCACAAGAGCCATCGGTGAAAATGATGCCTTCGTATTGGGCTTCACCTTCGGGGTTTTTTTGGTTTGAGTTGTGAGTAGCATGGTGCGTATCCATGTCGTCACGGTATGCGGTAAATCGTTTCATTGTCAGTCTCTCTGGTTATATCTCAGTCGCAATAACTATACACTAATTTAGAGTATTGTCAAAGCCCCATTTCATCCCTGAACATTGTGAGCAAGTCGCTCTGCATGTTCCCACGTTTTTCTAATGTATTGTAAATGCGTTTTTCTATAGGTGTTGCCTGTAAATGTATAATATGTGTGTGGTGTTTCTGGCCCGGGCGACGAATTCTAGCTGATGCCTGTTCATAAATCTCTAAATTCGGTAGCGGTGAATACCACACGATAATATTTGCTGCTGTGAGCGTGAGGCCATGAGCCATACACTGAGGGTGAGCCGCTAACACTTTGATGTTGGCCGTGTGCTGGAAGTTATAAAATATCCGGTCCCGGTTTGACTTGTTGACATCACCTGATACGTGGTCCGTATCGTAATCAGTTTCGAGCTGGGCTTGCAGTAGTTCTACTGACCGCTTGAATGGTGTAAACACAATGACTTTCCGGTCAGTACCGTTGATGATTTCACGTAGCTCGTTGATTCTAGGTGCGTGCGGTATCGCTGCAATAACCCCGTCTTTACCGTAAGCAAACCCGGCACCGATCTGCAGCAGCTTGCTGGTTTGTACACCAGCGTTCATGGCGGTGATTTGGCCTTCTTCCATCTGTAAGAAATATTCTTCCTTCATTTGTTTGTAAGCTAATTTCTGTTCTTTGGTGAGCTCGACTTCACGCGTTGACAGTGTAATCGGCGGGATGTCCGTGCAGTCATCTAGCTTGTATCGCACAGCTGGCTTTAAGGCAGCAAACGCGGTTTCTTTTGAGTCGGGTCGCGGTATCCATTTGAAAGGCGTGATTTGCGTCATCGTTTCATTCTTAAACGTCTTGAAGTATTTCGGTACTAGCTTGGGTGTTAGCAGCTTGCTTTGACCATACACGTCAGTCGGGTCCTTAGGCATTGGGCCACCTGTCATGCCCCACACAAAGGCACGCGGTGAAACAATAGCGTTAGTAATTTTCCATCGTGTAGTGTTGGCGTTGCGTAGTACTGCTAACTCGTCGATAACAACCGCCTGTATATCGTCCCGTGCCATCAGTTCCTCTTTGATAACCTCGAGTCCATCGTGATTGATGACATAGTAATCGTGTTCCTCAGCCAGTTTCTTGAGGCGTTGTTTCTTGGTGCCGTGAAGTGATATTGCGGTGCGGTGAGAGAAGCTATCAAATACCTCATGCTCCCACACAGTTGATAGTGTCGATAGTGGGGCAATGATTAGCGTCCGCTTCACCTCACCAACCTTCATCAAGTAGTCAGTTGCGTACAAAGCCGCTCTAGTCTTGCCTGTTCCCATATCGCTGAGGACATAGGCACGCTTATTGGCAACCATCATGGCAGCGGTTACACGCTGGGAATCAAAGGGGGTTGTGCCGCACCAGTCATAGTGGTGCAGGATTGGCGATGGTATCTTGAACCCCATGTTGTTGAGTAGCAGGGTCTCAGTGGGCCTGTGTGGCACTGCTGTGAACCGCTTACCATTATGCTGGAGTTCTTTTGAGTGGGGGATCAACCCCTGAATAGAGGGACTATGTGCCATTAATATGGCGGTATGCTTTGGGCTTATTCTGAACGAAGCCATTCTACCAATATTGTCCATGTCGCCTCATCGTCGTTAATTAAAAATGCCTTACCCCCAGCTTGCTCAACCAACCGAGCGATTTGGGTTTGGCGTGGTGTCATCACGCCCAAGGCTGCTTTTGTTTCAATCTGGAAATACCTACCTTTGTGGCAGCAGATATAGTCCAGTGCTGGTGAACCGTACCCGCTCTGCACAGGCATGAAATAGTTCACATCGTAGAAGCCCAGCAGCTTGCTGAGTTTCCGTTTTACTTTACCTTCTGGCGTGCTAGCCATTATCTATTAACCACTTCAACCTTTCCTCATACTGATGGTCTTTCACACCTGATTTTTCGGCAACAATAAGACAACTCCGAGTACCTAAAAATGTCACGCCTTCATACTCAGGCGTTTCCACAATGTGGGCATGATTTGACCCAGCACCAATTTTTGCACAAGAATCCCGGGGTAGCTGGGAACTCTGAATTCTTGATCGCGTGCTCGAGCGCATCTGCGCGAGGGATAAAGTTGTTCCAGATTTCTGCGATGTCGTGTCTGTCATAGGTAACACTTTTGAACTCCTTCTCTTTTGCCCAATAGTAGGCTGATGCAATGTACTCAATCTCAGGCATCGAGGCGAATATCACAGCGGCCATGAGGTCAAGTTGGTCATCACCTTTCTTCTGCTTACCGAACTTCCAGTCAATGATTAATGCTTTGTTTCCTTCCACCACCATGAAATCGATGATGACCCGCACCCACACGTCTTTGTCGAAGAAGCCCGTGAGTTCAAATTTATCATTAAGTGCCAACTTTTGCTCGCCGTATTTATCACCCGGGCGCTGGGATATTTTTGACAGTGTGGTTTCGTGGTGGCGAAGATCGAGAGGCAACGGCTTCTCTTTCATCATCCGGTTTTCAAAATGCTTGTGTGCGGCTGATCCGTAGTCACCTGCATCGTTGGACGGTTCTTTCACATCCTTTGCGATGTTCACGTGGTAATGCTTCTTGGCACAGAGTTCATAAGAGGACAGTGCGCTGAAGGACCATGCGAATTTCTTAGCCATTATCTTGCGGCTCCTTCATAGCGGTGCATTGCATCGTTGAGTGTAGTGATGTGACCTCGTGGTTTGAACTTCAGTTCACGACAGTTGTCCATCGTGATTGGCTCGCTTTTCTCTATCTTCCATAGAAGGTCAACCAATTCCTCATTGTTGCAGGACCAGTAAGCCCCCATCCACTTGAAATATACTCGAGTTTCCATATTTGCCAGTCTCCTACTTCGCGTCTGCGTATGTATCACCATGAGATACTTCTGCTGCAACAGGTAACTCAGGCATCCATGGCACCGGCTGGGTTAATACCCGTTCCAGTACCAGTGAGAATTTTCCGACCAAATTGTCGGGTACGGAAAAGATGAGTTCGTCGTGAACCTGCATCGCCGCGCGGAACCCAGCATCGTAGAGGCGAATTTCAGCTGCGGCAATAATGATCCGCGCAAGCGCCTGTACAAGGTTTTCAACTAACTTTGCTCCGTATAATTTGGTCTCTTTACCCCGGTAATCATACACCCAATCAAGATACTTTTCACCCTCTATTTGATGTAGGTTTGGATACCGTAGTTTCATCCCGTTAGGTAGTACAATGGCCTCGAACTCGGTATAAATCCCGAACCCAAGGTCCATGCACGTGCCATTGACCATGGCGGGGATGACCTGCTTGTCGAATTTCTTCCACATATCGACAATCTTATCGTTCGTTCTCCGGTATATAGATACATACTGGATACAGCTATCTAGTGTAGTGTCTGGGTCGCCAAGCTTGAGTGATGCAAACAGCGTGTCATGTGCTACGCCAAACCCTAGCCCCAGAATGCAGGTCTTACCTACGAATCGCTCGGTCGTGTTGGCCTTACTCACACTGAAGCCGAATAGCTTCGACGCGAATAGTGAGTATACGTCCTCACCATTACGGAACTGATCAACGAGGTCCCATTGTCCTGCTAGCACAGCGGTGATTCGTGCCTCGATCTGACTCAGGTCACCGGCTATGATCTTTCGCCCGAATGCAGCGATAATGGCTCGACGTAGTTCGCCGCCGCGCTTGAGGTTCTGGAGGTTCAACTTGTCCCAGCCACCGAAGCGGTGAGTATGTGCAGCACAGTAGAGCAGCGGCACACCAAAGGCTGCACCAGTAGCGTCCATAACGTGGCTGACATCGAGAAATCGTTGCAGCCTTGTTTCTTCCTGAGTGCTCTTGACCTTCAGGCGTGCCGCTACGATCAACTGTACTCTCACGTCCTCATGCTCAAGTAGGGCTTTGAATTCAAGGTCAACCTTCGCGAAGGCATAGGTTTCCTTGCCGGTACGTGGTGAGATTTTTCGTGGTGGGTTAACTCCGAAATTTATCAAGGCAGCGGCAAACTGGTCATTAGACATCAGCATGTCCCGTGTCTCCAACCCAGCGGCGATCAATACATTCTGTTTTTCCTGCAGTACGTCGGCCAACCTTGCTCTCACCACATCAGCATCAAGCATCAACACGGGCCGACAAAACTTCTTGATGGTGGCATCGATCAGCTTAATCTCTGGCTTGGTCATCTGGGGCACGTGCTCCTTGAAAATCTTGAACGACAACATGGCATCGTGTTCACAGTAATCGAGGTAGTTTTTCATCTGCCCCGGGGTGAAGTCTCTACGCCGCATCCCTATGGCTCGGGTCACCTCAGTACCTTTGGCTTTGTATTCGTAGTAGTCAGCGATAGTGGCTAGCGATACCTTGCCCCTGATGGTGAACGGTGCACAGATAGGCCGACTACTCATCATCGTGCAGAACCACATTTTTGGGTGTATATCGAATATCCATTCCAGTATGGCTGAATCAAACATTGCGTTGTGTGCAATGGCGATTGATGTTTCCCACGGGAATTGCAGCAGCCATTCCTTGGTTGCTTGGTGAGTACCTGTAAAACTGGTGGACATGCCGTTCCAGACGACTGATACACAGATACACTCAAAGTGTGGGGATAACACATACTCCTGAGTGGTCATCTTCTGTAGTCCGTATTCCTTTGAATAAAACGATTCAAAGTCTATGGCTAATAGCTGCATGGGTTTCCTTGGGGTTGCAATTATTGGTGTGCCGACTATACTCACTGTCTCCAGCGTCATGTCGGTCTCTGGATCAGCGCCTAGTCAGCGCGGGATGAAGCCTCACTTTGTGGGGCTTTTTTCTTTGGGGCCGTATATAATTTGGGGCGTTCTTCAATTGTTACACCCCAGCCGGGGTCGTTACCGCCACCTCCAAATGTTATGTGGGCGTTGACCTCCATACCTTCAGGCACAGAAACATAATCAAGCAAAGCGTTGTGCAGTGCACCCGCCTTATCCATAGTGTCGCATTGGAATTTAACTTTCATCGTTTTCTACCATTTGGGGGAATTTTGCACGGTCTTCGTCAGTGGCCTCAGTGTCACCAACCCAGCCGAACCCAACCCAATCTTTGACGATTCCATCAATGATGACAGTGCTGTAATTTTTTTCGTTGCCAGCCACCATTTTAATATTGGTTAGCTCACTTCGCATTACTGTTCTCATACCAGTTTCACTCCTTCCTCGTTACGTGGTGGTGCGCCGTTACCAGCAGCATCCTCGTCAATAAACATTTGGATTATTTCTCGTATCCGCTCGGGGTTATCCTCTGATGACACGTACTCACCAGTGGCGGGATCGACCAACTGCACTGTGCGGCCTTCCTGAGGCACGTCAGCGTTATCCATCATCGCTGCGACTGCCATGATCGCGTCTATATCAGGTTTACCCCCTGCTAGGGCCTCAGATAGCTCCTGAGACATCATCGCCTGTGCATGGTCTTCGTCCACTTCCTCTTGGTCGAGCGGCCTCTGGGTTACTCCTGAGTCGGGGTGGTGGTCGTCCTTGACCGCGCGTACCGCCCAACCTATTGGTAAGCGTAAATCAGGGTCATCGAAAACAAATAGATGGTACTGATTAGCCGTGTCAACCAAGCGAGTCGCGCTGGGGTACAGCTCAAACCCTTCGTGATTTGGGCCGACCAGTGAATCCTTGATTGCTTGCTTGTGCCGCCAGTCTGTAATGGGTTTCTTATCAAGTCGTTTAATCGATAGGTGCACCATAGGCACTCCCATCATATTGTTAGGTACGTTGTCACCCCGGGCTATGTTGACCTGATAGATATCGTTCACCCATATCTCGTCTTCCTTGAGGCGGTCATACTGCCACTTTGCTTGCTTGCGTGTGAGTCCGTCAACTTCCATTGACTTCTTGATGAAGTCCTTAACCTTGGGTAGGTTAAGTGTGGTTTGTTTAAAATCTTTCATTCTACCCCCATCGCGTCGATTTCTTTATCACGGTCAAGCAGTGTCTGTGACCATGGCCCATAAGTGCCAAGCCTAGCCAGTTCTTGCCGCACCATCCCGACGGTGTACTTTTGCACGTACTCTATCTCACCGGCTGCATAGTATAAGTCCTTTGGATACCAGCAGTCTTTGCTCGGTTCCCAGCACATGCCTTCGTGCTCGATCCATGCGTGAGGATAGCGACCGACCTTAGCCGCCTCGCCACCTTGTCCCATAGGAAGACCATGCACCAGAATATATCCTGATGGATCGATACTTTCATCAACCATTTTCTGGCCAGTTAGTGTGAAGCACTCACCAGTACGTTTAGCTTTTGTCATGTCGTTGTCTCTTAGTCTTGTTTCGGTTTATCGCCTGTCAGTAGCACGGCGAAGATTCGGTATGATCCTATCAGGTCAACATACTTCATTGCACGCCCTCGCGCTTCGTGTGGCTTGTCACGCTCTAGCTGTTCAGCGGTCTCACTCACACACGCCATCGCATCGGCTGAGCCTAAGCCCATAGCCTTACAGTGTTCGTATGCCGCGTCCCTTCGGAAATCAGGGATGGGCTTGCCCATGGCACTAAAGCCATCATCGTAGGCAGGGTCGTGTGTTCGGTCTTGTTGTAAGAATTCAGCCATTTTAAGTCACCTCAACAGTCACGGTCTTCCATTCGGCATCGACCGGGCGCGGTTCCTTTAAAACAATAACGTCTTGCGCGAATTCAGGACGGGCCGTGGGGATGAAGTTCACTCGGTACTGTAAAACACACCATTCACCATCGACTTTGACTGCGTTATCTTCTACGGGCATGGTGACTGTCGTTGACATACCGTTGCCTTGGTCTTCTGCGTGACTGATTGTTTTGGCTCTGCGCCAGTGGAACTGAATCATTGTTTTACCTCGGTTATTTCTGGGCTGGGTCGCCGCCTTCTGGTGGCACCCAATTCAAGTCAGTGTCATCGCTATGCTTCGGTGTCGTGAACGGCTTCTCAAGTTCATTAACACGGCGTTGCAGGGTTTCGACTTGTCCCTCTAGCCCTCGCATTTCGACTTTCTTCTCACCGATGCGGTTGAGTAGTTGTCTCACCAACTCAGTAGCAACACGGTCTTTTGAAGTGGCAATGAAGCGATTGGCCTGTATGACTGCAGCGTCATCGTCGTGAGTGCTCATCCCTTGTCCTCCCATGCCAAAAATACACCATAAAACAGAACACCCACCGTGAGCAAAAGTGCTAGGGTCGCGTAATACACGGGGAACACAACCCAACTGAACACGCGGCCCAACGGGTGTAGATCATCCCACAACTCAATCGGATTCTTCATTAGTGCTTCCTCTTAATTGTGTGGGTTCCCGGCTCTTGCCCTACTAATGACCAGCCACCCTCGTTGATGTCAGAAAGAATGGCACCCCCGATTTCCTTCAGGTCACCGCCGTGCATGTCAGGGTCGAGCGACAGTGCGCTGCGGACACACGTGGCAAAGAACTGAGTCAGTTCAGTTTGTGTCACCGGCTCTTGAGGTTCTTCGCCTCGTATCAGCTGGGCAAAGTGCTGGCTCTGCTCGTCGTTGAGAGTGATGCTGAAATTGAATTTCGTTCTACTCATAACCGCTCACTCAAGTGTTGTATCACGCGGTCAGGATGAACAGCGTCAAGGTCAACACTGCAAAACACCTTGATGGATGCGACATCATCTGAAATCTGAAAGTATCGATACAGGGAGTACTTTATCTCCATGCTGTTGCTGGCACGAAACTTGACTATTCGCTCAACGGTATCCTCCTGCGTGTCAATGATGCGAATAACTTCACAGCCTTGCGGCTCCCAATCTTCAATTGCTTCTTCAAGTAATTCCTGATTCATACTAGTTTCAACTCCGTGAGTTCAACGTCCCTTGGGTTCGGGGGCATTTTGTTTTCGAGGTAGGCAATCTTCAGCCCGTATATGGGGTGCTTATATGGTGCCAGCACGTCAAACACATCCAGCTTGCTGAGGTCTACGCCTGAGGTCTCGTGGTAATGCTTTACTGCCTTCGCCCACTCGAGCTCATAATCTATCGAGTATGTATCGCTCTCCAGCCCATGCTCAACGAGGACCTTCGTGCGCCATTCGATTTTACTTACTGCGTGATAACCATCAGCAGCAAGAAACACCACAGCCATTTCTTTTAGCTTTGTCATTACAGATACTCCGAGTGTAGTAATTCAAATTGGTTAGTAACGTCCACCCATTCGATGCGGGTGATCGAACTTATATCAAACGACAAACGGCCATCACACAGACGCACCAGCATTTCACTTGGATGGGAGATATATAGAAACGGGTTGCGGTGGTCGTTGGCCATGTAGTCAGCAACGGGGATATATAGCTTTCCAGTACACCACGCACTATCTTCTTTCGGGCCTTCGGGGGGTCTCGGATCGGGGGCAGTAATCTTCATGTGTCGGTCTCCTAGTCAAGGATGGTTGTTTCTCTCGCAGTGCTATCACACCCCGTACTGCCTTACAGTCACGATAGATGGGTCCCGGCAGACTTTGCAGGTCCAAGGGGATACGAGAGAAATGGTAGTTTAACAGGCTGTTAGCCTATGTCAAGGTGTATCTTCGATGTATGTGTTTCCTTTCTCGATATTTTCCTCCGCTAGTATTATTCGTAGGTTAGCAGGTACATGCAGACCACTCACTGTCTTGCCGTTGAGCGGTATGTGATGGTCAACATGGTATAGCGTGCCCGATATCCATGACTGGTTAGCAGCATCGAAATATATGTTGAGTATTTCTTCTCGCATTTCAGGCCACGTCACCCAGCCCCAAGGACACCGATTACGGAAGCTACGGCGCTGGGCTATGGTCCCTTGCTTCAACCGGAATGCTCGACGCATCATTTGTCGTCGTGATTTGTTGGTTGGGTCGCTTGGTTTGGGTATGAATGCACTCATCGTCTTAGATATACTCCTGTCAAAGTCGATGCGGCATTGCTTATGCTCAGCCGCGAATTGGTGTCGTTGTGGTGCGGTCAGGTAGTATTGCCTACCAAACTCCTGCTTGGCACCGCATACACACCGGATATAGTTCTTAGTCACGGGTTCTCACGCATCGTGTCGATCGATCGCTGTGCTATTCTGAGCTGGCGCTTGCTAGGCTCGTAGTCTTGAGCATGTAGCTCACACATTTCCTTGCACTGTGCCAGTGTTGGGGTGTTGGCACCGGCTTGCTTCGATGGGTTCACATAGTCACCCCAATTTTCATACCCTATGGGGGGAATGTAATAGCACTGCCAATACTCTGGCACGCCTTGACGATCTCTATTGGGGTAATTACTGATCTTGTAAATGCCTGACCACCAGTGAACGCGGCCCCATTCGATAACTTCTTCCCATTGTAATTTGCTCATTGTTGGCTTTCCTCGAATTTCTCTAAGGCTAGGTTGTATCGGTGGCTGCACGCTTGGCACCGCATGATTTTGTGACTGTGGCACTCCCCCGTGCTGAGATTGAAATACAGCGACCGCTCAGGTTCCTTTGGCTTGGGTGGATCGTCTTCACGCTGGCGGTTCAGGATGTTGTCGATCTTGGCTGATACGACTTCCAATCGGTCAATCGCTTCGTCAGCCCAATCAACCAATTTTGTGCCGGTGCCAAGCGAGTCATATTTCTTGGGGGCGCAGGTATGTATTAACTCAGCCAGCTTGCGTACCTCGGTGGATTGAGCCAGCAG